GATTATTATATTGAAACTGGTAATGCAACAGAAGCAGCTATAAGAGCAGGATATAATAAAAAAACTGCAAGACAGATAGGGAGCATGAACTTAACAAAAGTTGACATAAAAATATATATAGAAGAAAGAATAAAAGAAATTGAAAACAAAAGAATAGCAGATGGCAAAGAAGTCCTTGAATACTTATCTAAAGTTATGAGAGGAGAAGAAAAGGACCAATTTGGCTTAGAAGCTTCTCTTCAAGACAGAACAAAAGCAGCAGAGCTTTTGGGAAAAAGATATAGATTATTCACAGAAAAAGTTGAACTTGAAGGTAATCAACAAGTCCAGATAGTAGATGATATAGATGATTAAGGTAAAACTAAAATCTATAATAGCCCCAAGTTTCTATAAAGTTCATAAAGATATAAAGAATGAGCTTCATACTCACTACTGGCTAAAAGGTGGTAGAGGAAGTACAAAATCTTCATTCATATCAATAGAAATAATCCTAAATATCATGAAAGATTCACTAAAAGGAATTATGTCAAATGCAGTTGTTTTTAGAAGGGTTAAAGATGTTCTAAGAGGTTCAGTATTTGAACAAATGGTATGGGCTATTGAAATGCTTGGAGTAATATCTGAATGGGATATAACATATTCACCATTAAAGTTAACATACAAGTCCACAGGTCAAGTTATCCTCTTCAAAGGTGCAGATAATCCTAAAAAGGTTAAATCTATCAAGGTAAGCAAAGGATATATAAAATATTTGTGGTATGAAGAAGTAGATGAGTTTGAAAATTATGATAAGATTAGAAACATTAATCAATCCATTATGAGAGGTGGTCCTAAGTTTTTTGTGTTTTATTCTTTTAATCCTCCTGAAAGTCAAAGAAATTGGTGTAACCAGGAAGTCTTAGAGCAAAGAGAGGATAAATATATAAGTTCCACAACATATTTAGATGTTCCAGCAGAATGGCTTGGAGAACAATTCATAATAGAAGCTGAACATCTTAAGAGAGTGAATATTTCTAAATATGAACATGATTATTTAGGAAAAGTTACTGGTACAGGTGGTGAAGTATTTAGAAACTTAACTATTAGAGCAATAACAGATGATGAAATAAAAGTATTTGATAGATTAAAAAATGGATTAGACTTTGGTTATGCAGCAGACCCATTAGCATATGTCTTAATGAACTATGACAAGACTAGAAAGAGACTATATATCTTTGGAGAAATATATAAGGTTCAATTGAGCAATAGTAAAGCAGTGGAGCTTATAAAAAAACTTAATCCATTAAATAAAAGAATAACTGCTGATAGTGCAGAACCAAGAACCATAAATGAATTTAAAAAGTTAGGACTAAATATTATAGGGGCAAAAAAAGGACCAGATTCAGTAGAACATGGTCTTAAATTTTTGTCTGAAGAACTGGAAGAAATAATAATTGACCCAGTTAGATGTCCTAATGTTAAAAAAGAATTTATTGAGTATGAAATTGAAAAGGATAAAGAAGGAAATCTTAAAGGAGAGTATCCTGATAAAAACAATCATACAATTGACGCATGCAGGTATGGTATGGAAGATGAAATTGTTAAGACTAAGGTTAAAATTGGAAGCAAATCAAGATTAGGAATAAGGTAGGTGAGAATATGGCGATATACAAAGACAGAGAACTTTTAAATGATGATGAAACAATACCTATAGAGCTATTAACTAAGTGCATAGAAAATCATGCTGCATTAAAACGTAGATATGAAGTGCTTAGAAGTTATTATGATGGAAAACATGAAATATTAAACAGAACATTTGACAATCCTAAGATACCCAACAATAAACTTGTATGTAATCATGCAGAATATATTGTAGATATGACAGTTGGATATGTTTTCGGCACTCCAATAAGTTATTCAGGTGATGGGACAGATGAAATAAATAATATATTCACTAAGATAGATGAGGATAGCCATAATAATGAACTTGCTATTGACATTTCTGTTTTGGGTTTGGGATATGAATTAGTTTATATGAATGATGATGAAGAACCTCTTCCAGAACTTGCAGTATTAGACCCTATGAATACTTTTTTAGTATGTGATACTACAGTAAAACATAATCCTATGTTTGCAGTTACTTATACAGAAAAATTAGATATAAATGATAGCTTATTAGGATATGATGTTAATGTTTATACAGAAAAAGAGATATTGCATTATTTTTTCTCAGATTTAATGAGTAGGTCTCCAGAACTTAAAGAGGTTGAGGAACATTTCTTTGGAGAAGTTCCAATTCTTGAATATAAAAATAACAAAAGACTAAGAGGGGACTTTGAAGGAGTTATTTCTCTTATAGATGCATATAATAAATTGCAATCAGACAGGATTAATGACAAAGAGCAATTAGTTGACGCATTTCTTGTTATCGTTGGACAATCTCTTGGAGATACAAAGGACGAAGTATCAGAAACTGTTCAATATCTTAGAGAAAATAAAATTATAGAACTTGATGAAAATGGTGATGCCAAATGGCTTGTGAAACAATTAGATGAAGAACAAACAGAAGTGCTTAAAAAGGCTATTAAAGATGATATACATGAGTTTAGTAAAGTTCCATGCCTTACAGATGAAAATTTTGTAGGGAATGCAAGTGGTGTTGCTATGAAATATAAACTTTTAGGTTTTGAAGGTTTAGGTAAGACAAAAGAAAGATATTTTAAAAGAGGTTTGAGAGAAAGACTTAAACTTATATCAAATATAGCTAATATAAAAGCTAGAAATATTGAACCACAAAACATAGACATAATAATGAAACGTAGTTTACCAGTTGATGATGAATTGATGGCAAAGATAGCACAAGAAACAGAAGGTTTTATTTCATGGGAAACAAGAGTAAAGAGATTTGATGAAGAAATAGATATTGAAGAGGAAAGAAAAAGACTTGAAGAAGAAAAACAGAAAAAAATAGAACAGCAACAACAGGCCTTTGGCTCTTATGATTTTAGAACTTCAAAAGAAGGTGAAGAAGATGATATTTCAAATTCTAATGGTAATAGCAGTAATAATAAGCTTAATTAATTTTTACTTGGTAGATGATGAAAATAAGAAAACTGACTTTTTTAGAAAAGTAGTTATAATTATACTAATATTAATATGGAATAAGGTGTAAACCAATGAATAACAAAAAATATTGGGAAGAAAGAGCAAACCTTAGAATGGCGACATATCATAAAAATTCAAATGAAACTATCTTTAAAATTAACAAAGCATATGATAAGGCTATTTCTGATATTAATAAAGATATAAAGAAAATATTTAATAAATTTCAATTAGACAATGAGCTTACCCAATCTGAAGCTAAAGACCTTCTTGATTCAAAAATTTCTATAAAAGAAATAGAAGATATAAGAGCAAAAATAAATTATATCCAAGATGAAGATGTAAAAAAATATCTTAGGGCTAAGCTTGATTCTGGAGCATATAAAGCAAGGATAACAAGACTTGAAGCTTTGAAAGAAAGCATAAATATAAATATAGCACAGGTTGCAGATGTTCAGCTAAGAGATATAAATACATTATTTATAGATAATATAAAACAAGCTTATTACAGTACCATGTATGATATACAGAAAGGTATTGGAATAGGCTTTTCTTTTGCAGAAATGCCAACAAGCAGAATAAAAGAGATATTAAAGCAAGATTGGAGTGGAAAACATTATTCAGAAAGAGTATGGAAGAATAATGAGGTATTAGCTCAAAAGCTTCAAGAAACATTGCTTAGTGGTTTCATGAGTGGCAAATCTTATAGAAGAATGGCAAAGGAACTTGAGGACTTAAGTGATTTAGGTAAATTTGCTAGTGAAAGGCTTATAAGAACAGAATGTACTTATATTGCAAATCAAGGTGAGATTGAAAGTTATAAAGAGTGTAGTATAGAGAAATATGTCTATGTTGCTATATTGGATTTAAGAACATCAGAAATATGTAGAGAACTTGATAATAAGATATTCTTAGTTAAAGAAGCTATGCCAGGGAAAAACCTTCCACCAATGCACCCATATTGCAGAAGCACTACATACGCTTATATGGGTAAGGAATGGTATGAAGACATTAAGAGAAAAGCTAGAGACCCAGTGACAGGAGAACTTTATGCACTACCTAAGAATATGAGTTATAAAGAATGGTATCAAAAATTTGTTGTAGAAAAGCATGGCAGGGATAAGGCTGATACTATGGAAAAGATGATAAAAAATAAATCATCTGATAGAAAACAGTATGAGGAATATAAGAAAATCTTAGGAAAAGATATACCTAAATCATTGAAAGAGTTCCAAGAAATGAAGTATAATAATAGTACAGAATGGAATGAGCTAAAAAACAAATATAGATTAGATTTATCTTGGGATAATAAAAAGACTAGTGGAAAATTTAGATATAACTCTAATGGAAATAGACTTGCAAGAATAAGAGATATAAAACATGTAAGGAAATATCTAAAAAATCATAATATAGGTTTTGCTATTGATAAGAAAAAGAAAATCTTGCCTGTTTTTGCTGCTGGGGGATTTGACCCATATACAAGAAAGGTAATACTAAGAGAAAATCCTACTTACTTAAGTTTAAGACATGAAAGATTTCATGCAGAACAATATATAAATCTTGGAGAAGAAAAATATCTTTCACAAACAAGACTTGAAAGAGAAGAATATGTTTATTCTCAAATTATGAAACATAAAGATGAATTTGATGCCGAAGAAATATTTAATGCTCAGCGTTATATTTATAAGTTAAGAAATGGAGAAGAGCCACCACCAAATTGGAAAGGTTATTAAAGGAGTGATTATTGTGACCAATATTAATGAAGAAAAAGTATTGCAAATATTAGAAGATTTTCTTAACAAAAGAAAATGGAAAATAGATATGAAAAATGATATTAAATCAATAAAATTTTATAATCAATTCCATATAAATAGTAAAGATGTATGGGTGGTAAGAATAAAGATTGATTTAAAAGGATTTGAAGGTTCTGATATAATAGAATTAGTTATTTCAGATAAAAAAGAAACTGTAGAATATTGGTTAGACCAAAATGGAATTCCACAAATGTTTTAATTAAGCACTTACTTAGGTAGGTGCTATTTTTATATCCAAAAGGAGTAAGAGTTATGGAAGAAGCACTTAAAAAGCTATCTGAAAGACTAGGTGAAATAATGG